GGGTCCGGGTCCTGCTGCGTGGCCTGCCCGACCATGCCCTGATAGTCGGCAGGTGCCTGCTGCTGGGGTGCCTGCTGCTGGGGTGCCTGCGCCGCAACTTGCTGGTTGAGATTGCTGAAGGAGCCCTTCAGGTTCTGCAGGAGCCGGTTGACGCCGCCGCCGGGTGCGTAGCCCGCGCGGCCGCCGGTTTTAAACGGTTTACCGCGCATACGTTCATAGTAAGCGGCCAAATTGTCGGCCATCTCGGGCGTTACTTTTTGCATCTGCGTCGTCAATTGCAGTTTACGTTGAATCGCGTTGGGCACTTCGTCAATTTCAGGGTCAAGGTTACCCGCAATAGTCTTCCACGCTTTCGGGAACATCAACCCGACAGGCGTCGGTCGCTCAAACCCTCCGTGATACGTTCCGGGTGCCTGTATGGGGTAGCCGCTGTGGGGGACTTTTGGCTCGTATAAAAGACCCTTCTCTGGATGCAACTTGGACAGCACTCGACCTGCAGACATGGAGCGCGGCGCAAGATATTCAGGTTCTGTGACCGCCATGCGTATGGCCCCCGGTTCAGGCAACCCGGCAACAACATTTGCGCTTTTCTCAATAGCGTTCATGAGTTGATACCGCTGGCTCAAATTAAGTTGCTTGGCCACCCAGTCAGGAAAATCTCTGTGCCCAATACTTGGGGCGTTAGGAAAAAGGGGCTCGCCGGTCTTGGGGTGGGGGTGCGTCCGAATAGTTTTGTCAATCTTCGCGGCGTTCGCTTTGCTGATCTTGGCAAACGGCAGCATTTCAGCCAGCATGTTCCATACAGCGGGAGTGCTGCTTATAGCCCCACGGCTCATAGAAATCGGTACATGATATGCCGGACTGCCTTGCCTCTCAGCTTGCAGCGCGGCGTTAAGCTGATCTTTGATCGCTTTCTCGTTTGACGCCCATGCAGTACCGGCTTTTCCACGACTGTAGAAAGGCCCCCCTTCGGTATGGACCGGGTTCTTGAAAATGTTCCCGCCGATGCCGTGGATCGTCATGTCGGTGGCAAGCAGATCACCCGGCCCTGAAACCAGTGTGCTGCCGATCATTTTATGCGGGTCCAAGGGTTTGTGCGGCACAAGCGGCTGTCGCGCCCGCAGCACCGCCATATTCTCCCAGTCGCTATTCGGCGTTATGGTGGATAGTTTGTTAATCGTGTCTTTGCCGCGCTTGCGCAGGCGCGGGTACAAACTTGCAGGAGTATGCCCGCTGGCCGCCGCGCCCTCTTCAAGCGGGTTCACCCATTTTGGTTCCACTTCGCCTCCGCGCTTGAACTGGCTGAAGCCGTTGCCCTTGATGCTGTCGCGCATCTGCGGCGTGATGTCGAGGCTGTGGAGATCGCGGCGCGCGTCCGGCACTTGGCGCTGCGCGCCAGACGGATCGCGGTCGAGATAGTCGGCCTGTTCGTCTTCGGGCAGGTCTTCCACGTTCTGCGGCGTCCGCAACGTGAAGCCGCCCAGTTGCACCTTTGCCTGCGGGTCGTGCTGCTGCGCGAGCGTCTGCAGGCGCTTCGGCAGGATGTTGTCGTAATAGCCACGCATGCCCGCGCCGCCCATCTTGAGGTCGTCGCCTTCAAGCTCATGGTAGAACTCTCCGCCCAGCCGGCCTCGGCCCTCGTAGCGTTGCGGCTCGTACTTCATGATCTTCTCGGCGGCTTCCTTGCCGATATGCGTCGCGAGATCGCCCGGCTTCACGTCTTCATGCTCGACGCCTTGGTTGTCGTGCGTCGTCGCGTGCAGGTAGCCGATGTCGGGGAAGTACGTGATGTTCTTGACCTGATGGCTCAGGTCGTACCGCTTGTTCTGCTCGTCACCCGGCGTGACGACGACCTTGTCGTAGCCGCCGTGCGCGGCTTCGTGCAGCACGCGCTTCAGCGCGAGGTCGGTCCACTTCTGGGTGCTGTCGACATAGGGGCCGTGTGGGACGCCTTCACGTTCTTTGTATGCTTCCTGCTGCTGCGCGAACAAGTCGGGGTGTCGTTTCCAGACGCCGTCCCATGCGTGGGGGTCTTCGTCATTGAGCTGCGGCTCGCGGCGCTTGACCTCTTGCAATATGGCATCGAGCTTCGCGTCAGGGTCGCCTTGTTTAAACCCCTGATCGCGCCCCTGCTGCCCCCAGTCGCTCTGGACTTCCTCGACGTGCAGCACCTTCTCGCCGTTCGGCCCCCTGCGGTCGGACATGCGAAGGTGCGCGAGGACGTTGGGCTCTTCCCAGTGGCTCGACTTAAAAATGGGGTCGTGGGTGGCCGTTTCGACGCGACTGACAACTGCGCCTTCCGGGGCAGCCGCTTTCGCGGCTTCTTCGGTGTCAAACCCCTGCTTAGTTCTTTGCGTCGCTGGGTCGAACCATTCAAACGTGTAGTCGCGGCGCTGTTTATCAGGCAGATGCAACAATACCTCTCGGTAGTTCTCGCCGCCGGGGAGCTGGTAGGTGTGGAACTTGGTGTCGCCGTCATCTTCACGCACGTCGTCGTGCGGCGCGTAGTCGCCTTCGTAGTGGCGTAGGAGCGTCTCCTGCAACGGGACCGCATTGTCCTCAAGGTGCTTGATTACCTCCTCTCGGGGGAGGGCCTTCGAGCCCAGCGTGTCAAACTTGGAATGCTTCAGCTCGTCGGGCTTGATGCCCGGCATCGCCGCGTATTGCTGTGGCGTCGCTTTGGCCTGACCCTTGGTCTTGATGATCTTGGCAGCGCCGCTGTGCAGCTTGAAGGGCGGGACGTTGCCGCCAGTGGCGCGGCCGATGTACCCGCCTCCTGCCTTGCTGATGTCCGGATCGTTTGGGTCATATGTGCCACGGTTTCCAATGGCGCTCTTGATCTGCCTCGGATCAAACGCAATCCATGACGTGCCGCCCTCGACTTCGTTCTTATACTTGATGCCGTCGTGGCCCTTAGCAATCAAGTGGTCGCGTAACTTGCGCGCCATCTCTTGCGCCGTTTCATACGTCGGCTCGTCAGACTCGTGCTCAAGGCCGAGAACACTTTCGTTGATGTGCCGTCGATAGCCCGAATCTTTCTCATATCTCGCGCGCATCTCGTCGTCATCGTTAAGCAAGTGCTCAACCCACGGCGTCGAAACCGACTGGCGAAGCATCCAGTCGTGCATTTCTCTTTCCGTGGTGACGTGCGGGTTTTTGATTGCAAGATGCACCGGATAAACGCGGTTGCCCGACGTGGTTCCCTTGCGTTCGCCGTATAGCCCTCTGGCGAACCTGTTAGCGACTTCAGGTTCTTCAGCAAAGTGACTGCCAAGGTATGTCGTCGGGTCGGGGCCGCTGCCCTGCCGCTGTATACTTTCGCCGTGTTCATCTTCGACATAGTGAGGCTCGCCGACGCCAAACACTGAGAAATCCGTGGGCTCAACCGTGCCGTGGTATAGCCGCAAAGGTGCCTTGCTGCCTTTTAAAAAACGCGCCTTGGCATCTGCAGCGCCGCCTTTAGCCAGTCGTGACGGGCCGATGTACTTGCCGCCGCCGGGGCCGCTGTAGCCGCCACCGCCGGGCGACGGGTCCAATCCCCCGCCGGGGCCCGGATAGATGTTGGCGATGCGCCGCAGCAGGGCGCGCTGATCGCGGGCGATCATCGCTGCGCGACGGACAGGGTCAGCCATGGCAGAGGGCCCGTAATTTTGTCGCCGTCGTGGAAGTTTCGGCGAGGTAGTTGTAGTACGGCTTGAGCAAGTCCTTCACGGTTTCCGGTTGAACGCCCACAATCTCGCTCCACGCTTTTTCGGCGGCTCGCGCTTGATCGGCCATAGGCACTTCGTCCTTCGCGCCATACGCAATCAGCACCGTCTGCGTCAACTTGATCTGAATTTCGCGAGGGGTCATTTCGGTGCCTTCGGCTTCAGGCGCGCGAGTTCCTTCTCGTGCGCGTGTTGCGCCTCGCGCTCGCTCGTGGCGTGCGCCTGCGTGGCCTTGGTCTTTAGCAGGTCACCCACGAGCCGCAGGTTGGCCTCCTGCAGCTCGGCCTGACGTTCGAGGTCGCGGTTCTCGTCTTCCTTCAGCGCGCGTTCCTGCTTGAACTGCACGTCCTTGGCCTTCGACGCGATGTCGGCCGCCTTCAGGGCCAGCTCTTGGCTCTTGTCCTCGGGCGGCGCGAGCCCCGTCGGCTGCTGCGCCTTCATCGCCTCGACCTGCACGCGCTGGCCTTCGATCTGCAGCTTGCCGGCGTCGGCCTGCGCCTTCTGCTGCAGCGCCTCGCGCTTGATCTGCTGGTCGCCCTGCTTGAGTTTCAGTTCCTCCATGCCCTTCTGGACTTCAAGCGGCGGCTTGTTCATAGCCGCCGGGGGCACGAAGAATTGCTCGGGGTTGTTCCAGCCCAGCGCCTGCAGCGCCGCCGTATCGACCGCGATGGGGTCGTACAGCGTCGGGCTTGCCCCCTGCAGCTGCTTCAGGGCCATGACCTTAACGATGCGCTGCGTGTGGCTCGCCGTGTTCGGGTCCGCCTGCGGCACCAGCGACTGCGAGTACATGTCGAGCGCGTCGGTGAACGTCTTCTGGTCCCACTCGAACGCCGGCTTGCGGTTGCGCTGCCAGAAACTCTCGGGATGCTCCTTGAAGCACTTCACGAGGAGCTGGAACTCCTCGGCCTGCGCCGCGTGCATGCGCTTGTGGACGCTGTTCAGGATTTTCTGCGCCTGCTCGATCAGCGCCAACGTCGTGCCCACGGGCGCGTCGGCGCGACCCTCGCCAACCTGCTGCTCGCTCGTGCCGCCCAGCCGCTGCCCGGTCGTGGCGATGTTCTCGACCAGCGCCATGAGCGCCTGCGACGGCTCCTTGTACGGGAGCGGCATGATCGCCTGATTGAGCGGCATGCCGCCCGTCTTGACGAGCGCGCCGCCGCCCGGCGGCACGCGGAAGATGTTCGTGTTCTGGCGTCCGCCGGCGTCGCTGAACAGGAAGCCGGGGAAGTTCGCGTACATGCCCGCATCGAGCAGCTCGCGCCACGCGGCCGTGATCGCGTTGGTCGTGTTGCCGAGGATATGCAGCAGGCCGAGCGGATAGAAGCCGAAGCCCGGCACGAACATGTAAGGCACGAAGACGGCGCGCGCCTCGGGCAACTCGGCCGTGTCTTCGTCGTAATTGCGGACGATGGACAGGATTTGCTTGGAGCTGACGTCGATGGTCACGCGCCACGGGATTTCGAGGCCGCTTTCCTTGCCCTTCCACTTGTGCTCGAAGCCCTTGACGTTCAGCTCGCAGTAGCACTCGTAGATTTCGCGGTCGCGGTCTTCCGGGTTCAGCGCCTCGGGCTCGACGCCCTGCTGCGCCTTCTTCTCGCGCTGCGCGCTGTCGAGTTCCTGCGGCATCGGCGTCGAGAGCGGCACGTCACGGTAGACGCCCAAAATCTGCAGGCGCTTCACAGTGCTGGGTCGCATCTGGACGCGATGTGTAACGCGCTTGGCACTGCGGATGTCGGTTGCGGCCGCGTTGACGATCAGGTCTTCGGCGTCGACCGTCTCGCTGATCGGGCGATTGCGAAGCGGGCAGAAGTAGACCTTCTTGAACGCCAGCCCACCGAAGCCGAGCATCAGCAGCATGCGGTCGGTATCGGGATAATACTCCGTCGCGATGGCCGTCAGGTAGTGATTGAGGTCGCGCTCAAGCGCGTCAGCCATGCGGTCGGTCTGGAACGTGCCGTTGTTGTCGTCGACCCTGATCTTGACCGGGCCGTCAGTCGGCAGCAGCTCGGCGCGGGCGTTCGCCTGAAAGCGGAGCACGGCTTCGAGCAGCAGCGGGTGACGGACGCGGTTCATGCCCTCGACGGGCGCGCCCTCGGCGGCGCCACCAATGCCCGGCACCTCGATCTTCAAGCCCAGCAGCTTGATGCCCTGCGCGCGGTCCTCGATCCACTCCTTGCGACTATCGATGTCGTCGCCGATGCCCCGGATCAGGTCGTCCGCGATCTTGGACAGCTCCGCGTCGTCGATCTTGCCGACGAGGTTGCTGAACCACTCGGACGTATCTTCGCCGGCGCCTTCCTCGACGGGCTTGCCGTCAAGGCTGATCGTGATCGACCCATCGGGATGATCGATCTTCAGGATGTTGCCTTTGTCGTCAAGATGCTCGACGTCTGCGCCCTCGGGCGCGTTCTCGACAACAACATCTTCGCCCGGCGGCAATGCGTCGGGGTCGGGCTGGACCAAGCGGATGTTGGGGCTCAGCCCCGGCACTAGCGCCATTCAGAAACCTCGCGAGACGGTCATGATACCACGACAGCCGTGGCGCATACTACTGACAGGTTGTCAAGACTAGATGCCGTACAAGCTCGCCGGTGGGGCGCCTCTATGGCGAAGACTTTCGCCCACTTCGGCAATGTGTTCGCTGCTGCGCGTGAGCATCGATGCCTGCCGCAGATGCGTCAGGGCTTGCGATACGGTGTCGACGAGGTCGTCATGTTTTCCTCGCGGGAACGTCGATGTCTGTCCGATTACCATCTCGGCCCACTGGCGGTCGGGCGCGAACACCATGCCCTCGGCGAACAGGTGCTGCACGGCGTAGACGCGCGCGACCTTGTCGAGCATGCCGGGGTTGACGAGCTGCACGGCGAAGCCGTCGTAACCGAAGAGGCGGCGCAGCTCCTGCGCGACGCTGTGCCCTGCGGCCTTGTCTTCGATCAGCAGCCGGTCGACCTTCATCTCCTTGCAAGTCTTCTGCACGCGCAGCACGAGGTCGTGCAGTTCGAGACGTTCCTGCCACGCGTTCATCAGCATGACCTTCGGCGCTTGATTGCCGTAGTCACGCGGATCGACGCTGGTCAGGCGCTCGCCTCGGATGACCTGCTTCGACGGCTGCGCAACGGTGTCGGACGTGAAGATGCCCCACACGGTGAGCGCGCTGAAGTCGTTCTCCTGCTTCGTCGTGAAGGCGGTGTCGAGGCTCGCGATGACGTAATCGAACTGCGGGAAGTGCGGCGCGTCGTGCAACTGCCACCAGTCGCGCTTGATGATGCCGCCGCCCTTTGGCTCGGGGCGCTGCTGTAGTTGCCCTGCGGCCTTCCACGGGCCCAGCCGCTTCTTCAGCACCTCAACCTGCTCTTCGGCAAAGCGTTCGGGCCACAGCAGCTCGCCCGCCTCGGTGCGCGGGTCTTCCCACCCGATGCTGGTCGCGAAGCTGCGCTCGGGCTCGAACTCCATGGGCAGCATGAGATGCGTCCACCCCTCGTCAGTGTCGAGGATGTGGCCGGTCAGGTCTTCCTCGCCCAGCCGCTGCTGGATCACGATGTAGGCGCCGGTGCGCGCATCGTTGAGGCGGGTCGACATCGTGCCGTCCCACCACTCCTTCGTCGTCTCAATCAACGCCTCGGAGAGCGCCTCGTTGGCGGCGTTCGGGTCGTCGACCACGATGATGTTGCCGCCTTCACCAGTGACGCGCGCATCGACGGCCGTGATCAGGCGTTCGCCGCGCTTGTCGTTTTGAAAGCGCCCCTTGGTGTTCTGATCGCCAACCAGTTGAAAGCGGGAGCCCCACAACTTCTGGTACCACGGGCTCTCGATCAGGCGCCGCGTCTTCACGCTGTCGCGCATCGCCAGCGACATCGCGTAGGAGGCGTGTAGCAGCGGCACCTGCGGGCCTGATACGGCGCTGATCTCGCGCTGCGTCCAGACCCACGCGGGGAAGCAGACGCTGACGATGCTGGACTTGCCACAGCGAGGCGGAATGTTGATCAGCAGCTTGCGGATGTCACCGTCGACGACCGCTTCGAGGTGCTCGCACATGGCTTCGAGCGGCCACCCGTGTGTGAACGGCGACGGGTCAACGTACTTCCAAGCCTTCTGCACGAACTCGTAGAGCGACGTCTCGCACTCGACGCGCTCGATCTCGCGTAGCGTCTCAAACGGGTTGAGGTCCGCTAGGTTCATGCTCGCTTACGGCGAGTGCGCGACGGTGTGTTGGCTTGCACGCGCTTCGCGATCTCCTCGCGCAAGTGCCAGTGGTCGTAGTACGACTGGCGTATCTCGGCGGCTGTCAAGGTTTGGCCTCGAAATACTGAGCGCGAGGTCCGCAGAGTTCCCTGCCGGCCTGCGGCGGCCCGTGCCGCTCGGCGTGGCAGTACAGCGGGCCGGTCGGCGGATCGACAGGGCGGCCGCACATGACGAGGCCGTCGCTGTTGACCCAGTGGTGCGTGCAGTTAACGCAGTAGGGCTCCATCACGACACCTCGACGCGGGGAACGTGCGGCGTGGTCGGCGCGACGAACACCCAGCCGGCGGCGACAAGCGCGGCGAGGCCGTGAAAAGCCTCCTGCACCAGTTTTGAGCGCATCTCACCGTCCAGCTCGTCCCACTCGACGATGCGCAGCCTGCCTGCGCTGGAATCGCGATAGCGGCCCTTGCCGTCATCATCGCCGGCTGCCGGGCGCGCCCACCCATTCGCGGCGTAAGTGCCTTTCGCGGCCTGCTCGGCCATCGTCAACAGCAGCGTGTGGTTCATTGCAGCCTCGTGAAATCGCCCGCGTAGTACATTCCGTAGAGCACGTCAGGCGCGTAGGGGCTGCTCATCAGCGCCTCAAAGGCCGCGCGCTGCCTGCTGCTGCGCCCGTCGGTGATCTGGGCGTAGCAGGCGCCGGTCGCCTCCTCCCAGCCCACCTCGACGCCCGCGCGCATGGCGGCGCGTAGCAGCTCGGGGGCAGGCAGGACAGGCACCTTCACGGCGCAAGCGTACATCATTCGACGGCCCTGAAACAATGCCAGAGAGCGTATTCGTCGAGGTAGCCCTCGACGTCGAAGGTGCCGCGAAGCTGTGTCAGCGCCATGAACAGCGGCAGCAAGACAGGCAGGTTATCAGCCGCGACCGCCTCGGGCACGAACTCGTAGACGCCGGCGCCGATGTGGAACTTCAGGTCGCTAACGGCTCTCATCACACTGTCACCCGTATGCAGTAATCCTCGCCGCTTTCGCGGTACACGCAATGTATTGCTTCCAGCATCTGTTCAAATCCAATTGATGTCATCGACGTGATGGTCCCCTCCGAAACAGTGTGGCCGCCGCTCACGACTTTGAAGCGAAGCGTGATGGGGATGTTTGCAACGGTAAGCGGCGCCACTGCAAGCGCGGGCGCCCCGACAATCAAAGCCCGACGATTAAACATTTTCAACGCTCCTCCTCGGTCTTTCCCTTCGTCGCCTGCAGCAGAATTTGTTTGAGCTGGTCGCGCTGCTCGGGGTCGAGCGCGAGCACGTCGATCCGCGTCGCCTGCGTCTCGATGGGCCCGCCGTCCTTGCCTGTCAGCTCGGTGATGATCTTCTCGCCGTAGACCCTCGGCAAAACCTTACCCAGCAGCCACTTGCGCGTGTCGATGCGCAAGCGCGACCGCATGATGTGTTCCATGTCGGGCTTCAACGATCCGTCCTCGTCGACGTAGTAGTCGCCGCGCTTGTCGCGCGCGATCTCGTCGAGGTCGTCCGCCCAGCCGAGGGCCATCAGGTGCCGGGCACGTGCGTAGGCGTCCGCGAAACCTTGATGATTGTCAAGCACCCATGTATAGACCGTCTGCCGCGCGATCCCGATATCGCGACAAACCGTCATCAGCGGCTCTCCTTCTGCGATCCTCCGACAGATTTCGGCCGCGACTGCGGCCGAGTATGTGTCTTCCGGGCGCCCGTTACGTGGGCGTTGCCGAACCCCTTGACGACCAGCGCGCCCCAGAGGGCGAACCATATCGGCCACATCAGCGGCAGGAGCAGGATCAGCACCAGCGTCGGCAGGGCGAGCATTACGGCGAGCCATCGCCAGATCACGCTCGCGCCTTGAGAAGCTCAAGCATCGCCACGACCGACCGGGGGACCGGCGTCGTGCCCGCAAGCCACCGATACACCGTGCGACTGCTCACCCCCGCGAGCACGGCGAGTTCGCTGTTCAAAATATCCATTTCGTCGAGCAGCCGCGCCAGATGCAGCGGCGTCAGGTCAGTGGCAATCTCAGTCATGCTGGCAATCTACGCCAAAACGACAAAAAGCGCCAGCCCTTCGGCTGGCGCTTTCTGAGACGACAGAACTACGCGATTTTCTGGTTCGCGCGGGCGGCGACCGTGATGCGCGAGGCGGTCGAGGTCTTGGTCGCCTCCGCGATCTGGGCCTCCGTCAGCCAGCCCTTCACCATCGCGGTATCGAGGCGGCTCGTCTCGTAGGTCGTGACCTTGAGCGCGAACTTGGTGCCCGCGACCTCCTCGACGCCGAGGTCCATGATCTTCGCCTTGAGGATGGCGACGGTCTTCTCCATCGCCTTGAGCTGCGCGACGGCGACGGCATACTCGTCAACGAACTTGCTGGTCTTCATCTTCATCTCCTATCCAATCGACACATCCCTTATACGGAAAAGTTATCCACATGTCAAATCGTCAATCTACTCCGCTTTCGCGGAGGGTGCCGGATAATCACCCCGTCAAACGGCACGCGCCGGTAGGTGCGCCGCCACTTGATATCCGCGATGGTGTGCTTCCACGTGCCGTGCGACATCGCAATCTCGCCGTAGGGGCGAACGTCGGCCAAGATTGAACGCACCTCGTCGTTACTGAATACCCTGCGTTTCATGCGCCCTCCAACTTCGCGAGCAGCGCCGCGCGCTCGTCGTCATACCGAGCCTTCAGCGCGCGCAGTTCGGCGCGTACTGTCTCGCGCGCCGACAACGGCGGCGTCAGATCGCGGGTGACATGCGTATACGCGAGGCCCTGCTTGATCCGGCGGACTGTGTGCTCGCTGACGCCGTGGTGGGCCGCAATCGCGCGCGATGAACCGGGGGAGAGATATATTTCCGCCACTTTCCCGGCATCGCCGCTGCGGGTGCCGCGAGGGATGTCGCCGGCGAACGAAACGTGCGCGTACAGCCGCCGCGCCTTGATCTGCGCAACCGTCTGATAGCTGACACCGTAGTCGTGCGCGATCTCTCCATATGGCCGAGGATCGGCCAACACCTCTCGCACGACTTCGGCGGGCATCTTCTGGCGGCGCAGCGCCGCCGCTTCATCCACCTCCAACACTTCGAGCGCGTCTCGCGACCGCGCGACGACCCACGGATGCACCATGATAATAACCCTCCAGACTGTCTGGGTATTTCCAGACCGAGCTTCAAGCACATTTCCTATATCATTTAAAGAATACTAGCGCCACTCACTAGGTCCTACGCGCGTTTAGTATATTTAATTCTTTCTCGCGATATTTATGGAGTTAATAGAGACAAAAGACCCCCGGCACTCGGAAAACGCCGGTTTTATTGACTTTTCATATAGGGGTCATAGTTCCAGACTGTCGGTCCGCACCCCCGGAAGGAGCGCCCCGACTGACGTTTTGACGAGCGTTCGCTGCGGCTAACACGATTTCAGCCGTCTTTTTATGTTTGACAGACTGTCAAAATCGAAGGTATGAAGGGCTCCTCAGACAGGAGATCGACATGGACATTGAAGCCCTTCTTTCCGCCGACGTCATCTACAACATCGACTACGTCGCGATGCGGGCCACTCTGAACCGGGCCCTTGAGAAGGCCAAGGCGGCCGCCTCGGACGTCTACCTCGCCATCCCCTACGAGGACCGTTGCACCGACGAGCTGTCGGCGCAGTACCACGGCACGATCTACCCGCATACGCTGCCGGGCTGGTTGAAGAAGCTACCGCAGTCGGTCAGCCCGACGCACGCCGCAGCCCTTGAAGCTTACCGGGCTCTCGAAGCCCTCGCCCCGATCTGCGCTAAATTCGTCGCCGCCAAGGGCCGCGTCGTGAAGGCCCGCAAGCCGTCGACCGCCGTCCGCAAGACCCCCGCGCGGACGCTTGATAACACCGGCACCTGCGCCTGCTGCGGCCAGAACGTGAAGCTCGACGGCGGCGTCATCGTCGCCCACGGCTACACGATCCGCTGGGGCTTTCAGTCGGGTTCCTGCTTCGGCGTCGGCTTTCGCCCCATCGAAGTGTCGGACGAGGGCCTGCGGGCCGCCCTGCAGGGCTTTGAGAGCCGGCTGGGCAAGGCCCGCCTCTCGCTGGAGTACGGCGCCCTGACGCGCCGCGAGCGGGCCGAGCTGGAGGGCCGCGTCAGCGGCTCGAAGGCGGCCATCGCGCACTACACGGCGGCGATCCGCGACTGGGCCCCCCGCCCCCTCCCCACCGAAAAGAGGAGTTAGACATG